ATAAAAGCATAAGTATCTCCGACTAGTCAATTATGCGAGGTGGGGAAAGCGAGAGTGAGTACCCACTATATATAGTTGACAGCTACCGAAATATACATATACCTAGTAATTATGGCAAATAAGGCACTAGGTGAACAATTTCATAATCAAGTAATTCCGCAATTTGTTGCGTTAAGAAAGAAGCTTGGAATTTCACAATTAGAAATGGATGAGATACTTGGAGTTGCAAAAGGTCTTGTATCAAAATGGGAATGTGGTATAAGAAAACCAAGTGGTTGGTTATTCTGTTGTTGGGCAGAATCACTAAATGCCGAAATTGTAATAAAAGAAAAAGAGGTAACAAATGACAGTTAATCCAGATGTTGAGTTAAATGGCTTAACAGATGATCCTATAGTTAATCAAGTAGTAGATCTCATTGTTAAACGACACATACAAGGTATGGAAAAGTTTGGTAAAACAATGGCAGATAACGAAAGACCAATTAATGAATGGGTAGATGAAACAATTGAAGAATTGTTAGATGCTATTCATTACTTAGTCAAAACAAAAACTATATTCGATAAGTTCAAAGCTGATAACAAAAAGTTAAGAGCAGCTCTTGAAGCTTTAGAAAAAGGATCATTCAAAAATGAAGAAACAAAAACCGAAAGTTCCAGTTGATTATACTGCTTACCATGTAAGACAACAAGCATGGTATATGTCTTTACTAAAGTTTTACAACACAATAGAGTTTGATGAAAAAAAATATATTGAGTTTGCTAGAAGATTATTTGACAATAAAATAGACAAAGAAACTTTAACACAGCTAGATAAACTTAGGAGAAAGCATAATGATCTTGAGAAAAAAAAATGGCAAGAAATCAAAAAAAAAGGTGCAACTAAACTCGGACTTGCCTTTAGAAATGTTATTACAAAAGGACAAGGAAAGATTAATTGAACATTTAAAATTTATAAAGTCATGGAAAAAAAAAGCAGAAAAAGAGTTAAAACAATTAAAAGAGTAAAACAACTAACAGGCTATTATATAGACTACAGTGGAAAGGTAACAAAAATATATGAAGAAAGATTTCGACAGGAAACAAGGTATAGGTGGCAGTGATGCCACAAGAATATATCAAGGTAATTGGTATGAGCTGTACCAAGAAAAAGTAGGTGAAAAAGAATCAGATGATTTATCTGATGTACTCCCAGTACAAATGGGAATACACACAGAAGATTTTAATATTTTCTGGTTTGAAAAACAAACAGGCATTAAAGTTCTTAAGAAACAAGTTTTCATTACCTCAAAACAATATCCTTTTTTATACTGCAACATTGATGGTGTCTTAAAAGAAAAGAAAGCATTACTAGAATGTAAACACACAAATGCTTTTAGTAACGAAGCCAAGACAGCAGATAAGTATAAAGCTCAGATACAACATTATCTTATGATTTATGGTGCAAATAAAATGTATCTATCTATATTTTTTGGCAATATGAAATATGGTTTAGTTGAAGTTTTACCAGATAAAGAGTTCCAAGAACAACTTCTTGCTGCCGAAGTATTATTTTGGCATATGGTAGAAACTAAAACTCCACCACCAGATTTTGTAGATTTTAATAACTTTGATCAACAACTTAAGGAACACAACAATGGAAGACAAATTATACCCATACTCACCAGGTAGTCAAAACGTAGATACGTCAATAGAAGCTGCTGAATTAATTAAAGAAGGTGCAGAAACTATACGTAAAAAAGTATTTGATGTAATAACTAATAAAGGTAACTTTGGAGCTACTGCTGATGAGATAGCTGATTTATTAGCGTTATCACCATTTACAGTTAGACCTAGAGTTACTGAGTTATTTAAACAAGATAAAATTGAACGCAAAGATAAACGTAAAAACTCTAGTGGTAGAGCTGCATATGTTTATGTTGTAAGTAAATCATTCGTAAACAATGAATATACAAAGAAAGGAACGTAATGGGAAAACCAATAGATAGTAGAGCATTAGCTATACTTAAAAAATTAAATCTTGATCAAAAAGATAGTCAAGGACAATACAAAGCATTGTGGGATTGTCATGGTACTTGGGTAATGTATCATAGATATATTGAACAAGCAGGTGCAGAAAATGGTATTCTATATGAATATGATGAAATAGAAAAAGATTCTGCAAATGGAGTTGTAGTTGTTAAGTGTACAGCACAAATGGAAAAAGAAGATAAGAAGCATCAAGTAATATCTTATGGTGAAGCATCACCTAAAAATACTAAAAATTCTTATCCATATGCAATGGCAGAGAAACGTGCTTATGACAGATGTGTTTTAAAGTTACTAGGCTTACATGGTTTTGTTTATTCTGAAGATGAAATGCCAGAAGAAAAATTACAAAAAGGTAGAGCATCTAATAAACTAGCTAGTAATATAAAAATCATAAACCCAAAGGAGTTAAAAAATGATAAATAAAGTAATGTTAATTGGAAGACTTGGAGCTGATCCAGAAGTTAAACAAACTAAAAAAGGTGATAAGTTTTGCAATCTATCTTTAGCTACAAACAAAAAGTTTAAAGATAAAGAAGGCAATTGGGCTGAGAAAACAACTTGGCACAAGATTGTAGTATTTGATCCTAGACTTGCTGAGAATATGGAGAAGTATGCTAAATCCGGTTCTCAATTATATGTTGAAGGTGAATTAGAAACTAGACAATATAAAGATTCTAATGATCAAAACAGAATTGTAACAGAGGTAGTTGTACCTCGATTTACAGGCAGTATTAGATTGGTTGGCGATAAGTCATCTACTAAGACAGCAGGGAATATCCCAGCATCTAGTGGTGATGATTTTGACGATCAATTCTAATAGGTTAAAATAATCTACCTATATGGGCAAGTCCCAAATAAATGATTATTAAATGTGTAGTTAAACTACATCTGTTGTGTGCTGTAGGCGTATGAATAAATTTTTGAATTGAGTGCGCCTACAGTTAAAAGAATTTGTGACGACAAATAGGTAAGCTAGAACCTGTAATTATATCTGTAATCTATAGTAATAGATGTAATGCTAAAGTCCTGCTGCTGATTAAAATCATATAAGTAAGTATCAAGTAGTCCAGTAAGGTTAAATAGTAATATACACCTGTCATGGTTTACTCTACTTGGTGCTTACTTTTTTTTAAGTGAGGTGTCAGCTACCGAATTTCATACTAGATTATATGTATGAAAACTATATTAAGTCTAAAGCAAATTTTTAAAGATAGAAAAGTATCTAATAATGAAGTTGTATATCTTTATGATAACATTGCTGACCTTCTAACTATAGATCTTCTTAAAGGTAAAAGCATAGACGCAGCTCAAGTTGCTTTAGTATCTAATGTTATGAGTATAGCAAGTAGTTATAAAGGTAAGAAATTTGCTATAGATTTATTACAAGGGGCTTTAGCTGAGCTAGAATCTGACTATTTTGTAGAAACAGGCGGTAAACTGTCATAGAGCCACGTATATAAGCATTAGCTTAATTAGGTATGTTGGTATCAAAATAGGTTAGAATCGCTAAAATTAGTGCTCTTAGAGCGTTTTAAATCATCTTCTTTCATACATTTATAGTGTCCTTTGGTCTTATCAGCAAAAGCTACAAATGATTCTGTATTTACCATATTTTTACCACAATATTTACAGGGCCCAATTTCAATTTCAATTTGAACTGGTCTGTTCCAAGATTTCTTTTTCATCTATTCCTAAAAAATATTTTGAATTATATTTAACAGCTCTAGCATCATGTTTTTTTCTAAACTGTGTTTGTTTATTTTTAAACTCTATAGCTTGTTTTTCTGATTCAAATAATACATTGGTAAACATTTCATATTTACCATCTCTATTCCAAATAACACACCACATTATTTATTTATTAATTGATCCATATGATAATATATTCTACCTACTACTTTATCAAAATCTAATAATTCTTGTTGCATCATAGCAACAACAGTTTTTACTTCAATTAATGTAATTAAAACCCAAGTACTTAATCCCATAAGAACTGCTCCAAGCAATCCTATTAATATTGAATTAATTTTTGCTCTTGTCATTTTTTTTATTTTTTGGAAATTTAAAAGTTAATACCTCATCAACTTTTTCAAATTGTTTATCAATCCAACTAAAAAAATTATAAAAAAATTTATCGATCATTTCTTTTTAAATAAATCCATTCCTGGTTTAAGTCCATATATGCTACCAAATATTCCTAATACTAACCATTTATAAAATTCCGGAAAGTTATTAAAATATTCAAAGAACATATCTAATTTTTGTTTAGCTTGTGGATCTCCACTAAATACACTCCAAGCTAAAACCACTATAGGCAAAACTACAATAATTAAAACTAGCTCGTCTTTCCATCCTTGATTATTATTATTCATAACAGCTTTTTGGTATTCAATTTCTCCAGAAGCCATACGAGCCATATAATTTTTTTCTGCTAAAGATTCTAATTGCTGCGCTTCTTTTTTATTTTTATAAA